GGCGGCGGGTGGCACGTTCTACGAAAACGTTGAGCCGCCCCCGGTCGGCGGCAGAAGCCTTCAGGTTGTGAACCCAGCCGCTAGCGAAATGGCGCACCACTTTGAGGACGCAGAGTGAAAGCCGAAAAGAAAGGCTACGCCGAAGTCCTCGGTGAGGCTGAAAAGCACGAAGAGAAAGAGAACAACGCTCTGGAACACGCCGAGAAGGCGCTAGAGGCGTTGGAATCGGGTCAGCATGAGTTTGGTCACACCCTGACCAAAGCGGCCCACTCGGTCTCTAAACACGCCCAAGAAGCCCACAAGTCCCCGCATCCCCACGAAGCCGTCCAATGTCACAAGATGGGACACAAGTGTCACGGAATGGCTCGGGACTATCATGCGACCCACAACCAGTTTGAGGTGTCCCACCACCACCATCTAGCGGCGATGGCTCACCACGCCCATGCTCACGGGAGCGCCCGGTAATGGCGTTCTCCATCGTGCAGGGCGAACCGACAACTGGGATATCGAACCCGGCCACGTTGGCTCAACCCGGCCCCACACGTCAGTCTGACGCCATGATCGGGTCGCCTAAGCCAGCAGCCCCGCAAGAAGGTGGCGGTACGCCGATCTTCGGCTATGGCGGTCTTGCAGGAACCCCGGGTGCGAACCCGACCGCCAACTACCGTCGTTTTGACATGGACGGCGGTGAAGGGTCGATGGGTCATCATTGGGCAGGTGTGGAGCGCGGTCAGGAATGATTGCTGCGCCTCGGAACCTTCCCGTCAAGAAAGAAGGCTTAGACCTTACCGAGAGCAAAATTGACATTTTGTACGGTCGGCTACGGATGCTGGGTGACCGCATCCTCGTCCGTCCAATGGATCCCAAACTGTCAGACGTGATCGTCGCCTTTTGGCACGGCAAGCCCGTGCGAGGCGAGGTGGTTGAAGTCGGCCCGGGTGAGTACCCCAATCGGTACAACCGCGACCGCTCCAAAGTTTGGAAGTCCAAAGTATTTCGGCCCACCGAAGTCCGCAAGGGCGATCTGGTGGAACTGGGTGGGTTTGACATCAGAGGGTACGCCTTCCCTCGCATTGTTCTGAATGGTGTCGAGCATTTGATCGCTTCGGAAAAAGATGTCTGCGGATACACACGACCCGGAGAGTCCGTCTGCTGATTCAACAGCAGATAAACAGCAACCTGAGAGGGTGATCGGGCGACCGTTCAAGCCCGGTCAGTCGGGTAACCCCGCCGGGCGCAAGAAAGGCTCCCGAAACCTGTTCGCTGAAGACTTTCTGGCTGACTTCCACAACGCATGGGTGGCACACGGGCAGAACGCCCTGCTGATCATGGCTGCTGAGAAGCCAGCCGAGTTCGTGAACGCCGCAGTCAAGATCCTTCCGAAGGTGGTGGAAGTCCATGACCCAGTTGGCGAACTCGATCGCGCCATTACCGCAGAACTTCTTGAACTTGTCCGCAGACGAGTTGATGAAGTACGCGAGCCAACTCGAAGCCCATCTAGAGTCCCTGAAAGCCATCACGAGGCTTCAGGACTACGCCCCTTACAGTAAACAGAGAGCCTTCCACGCAGCGGGTCAGACGGCCCGAGAACGGCTCCTGATGGCTGCTAACCAAGTCGGCAAGACTTGGAGCGCTGGAATGGAAATGGCGATGCACCTCACGGGGTTGTACCCCGACTGGTGGGAGGGCAGACGCTGGGACAGACCGATCGTCGCGTGGTGTGCGGGTGTGACGGGTGAATCCACCCGGGATAACGTCCAGCGCATCCTCATGGGTCGCCCTACGGCATTTGGGACGGGAGCGATCCCCAAAGCCCACATCAGCGACTACAGCACCGGGCGGGGCATTGCAGACCTGCTGGATACCGTACAGGTGAAGCACGTCTCCGGTGGAGTCAGCACCATAGCGTTCAAATCCTACGGGACTGGCCGCGAGAAGTGGCAGGGCGAGACGCTGGATGCCGTGTGGTTTGATGAGGAGCCGCCCAACGACATCTACATTGAAGGGTTGACCCGCACGAACGCCACAGGCGGGATCGTCCTGATGACCTTTACGCCCCTCTTGGGAATGTCCGAGACGGTGCGACGCTTCTTAATGGAGAAGCCACCCGGCACGTCGGTCACGTCCATGACCATTGACGATGCCGAGCATTACACGGCTGAGCAGCGCGAGGCGATCATAGCCTCATACCCAGCGCACGAGCGAGACGCCCGTACCAAGGGCATTCCCAGCATGGGTAGCGGTCGCGTGTTCCCGCTGGGACGGGAGTCGATACAGGTTCAGTCGTTCCCGATCCCAGACCATTGGCCCCAAATCTGCGGCATTGACTTCGGTTGGGATCATCCCTCCGCAGCGGTGCGGATGGCTTGGGACAGAGACGCAGACTGCATCTACGTCATGTCCAGTCACCGCGCCCGGGAGCAGACGCCAGCGATGTTTGCCGCAGCGGTACGACCGTGGGGCGACTGGCTACCGTGGTCATGGCCGCATGACGGTCTGGCGCACGACAAAGGCTCTGGAGACCAACTGAAGGCGTTATATGCCGCGCAGGGTCTCAAGATGCTGCCCACCCGGGCAACCTTCACGGACGGCACGTCAGGCGTGGAGGCGGGTATCGCTGACCTGCTCGACCGGATGCAGACGGGTCGGTTCAAGGTGTTTATGCACCTGAACGACTGGTTTGAAGAGTTCGGCCTCTACCACCGCAAAGACGGTCTGATCGTCAAAGAGAACGACGACCTGATGTCTGCGACCCGGTACGCCCTGATGATGATTCGATTTGCCCAAGTGAAGGGCTTCAAGCGGCAACAGACTGTTCCGCAATTCAACACGCGCCAGTCGCACGGCTGGATGGGTTAACGAGTGGCTTACGATTTAGACGAGTCTGCCAAGACTGAACAAGACATTATTGTCGAGTGTCAGGAGCGATTCCGTCTCGCGGTTGCCGCTGAGACCGAGAACCGCAAGGCGGCTCTGGAAGACATTCGGTTCGCTAACGGCGAACAATGGCCCGACGAGATCCTGAACGGTCGCATGGCAGACGAGCGTCCGTGCCTGACCATCAACATCACGGATGCGATGCGACGCCGGGTCACCAACGCTTTGCGCGAGAACCGCCCCCGCATCAAGTATCACCCGGTCGGCAACGGCGCCGACGTACAGACGGCCCGAGTTCGTACCGGGCTGGTACGCCACATTGAAGAGCGGTCAAACGCCGAGTACGCCTATGACTGCGCCGTGGAGTCTGCGGTCACGGGCGGTTGGGGCTACCTGCGGGTGGGTACGGAATACGTTGATGAGCGATCCTTTGATCAGGATCTGATGATCGAATCCATCCGCAACCCCTTCACGGTCTACTTGGATCCGGCGTCACGGATGCCCGATGGCTCTGACGCCTCATGGGCGGTCGTGTCGGACATGATCCGCAGGGACGAATACCGTCAGAAGTACGGTCACGTTGACGGTGACGGTTGGCGGCAGATGGGCGACGGCGACAGCAACGCCGACTGGGCGAACAAGGAAGAACTGCGCCTCGCGGAATACTGGCGCATCGTGCGCCGTGAAGAGACCCTGTACCTGCTCTCAGACGGATCTGCAAAGTTCGCTGATGAGATGCCAAAAAAGGACGTGATGGAGGCTGTTGGCCTTCAGATCGTCCGTGAGCGTTCCGTCCTGCGCAAGCGGGTGGAGTGGCATCTCCTGAGCGCAACCCGAATTCTTGATAGCCGCGATTGGCCCGGGAAGTGGATCCCGATCATCCCGGTCTACGGGCGCGAGTGCGACATCAACGGCAAGGTTGTCCGCAAGGGCATGATCCGCGACCTGCGCGATCCCGCCCGGATGTACAATTACGCCCAGACCGCCAAGACGGAAGCCTACGCCCTCCAGCCCAAAGCCCCGTGGCTCATGGTGGCGGGTCAGATGGAAGGGCATGAGGCAGCGTGGCGTGACGCCAACCGCAAGCCGATCGTGGCCCTTCCGTACACCCCGGTCCAACTGCCCGACGGCAGCATTGCCCCGCCCCCAGAGCGCCAGATGCCCCCGCAGCCCAACTCAGGGTTCGCGGAGTGGGGCGAGAGCACGAAATCAGACTTTCTGGCCGTGGCTGGAATGGTGGGCGAACCGGATCAGGACGCCCAAGGCGAAGTGGTCTCTGGCGTCGCTCTGAAGCGTCGTCAGGGTATGACCGACGTGGCGCACTTCGACTATGCCGACAACCTGTCGCGGTCGCTGAAGCACCTTGGGAACGTCCTGTCGGACCTGATCCCGCACATCTACGACGTACCTCGGATGCAGCGCATCATCGGTGACGACGGAGTGCCGTCCATGTCGCAGATCAATCAAAAGGTCGTTGACCCCATGACCCAAGCGGTCATCAAGGTTAAGAACGACATGACGGGCGGGGCGTACGACACGGTGGTGGACACGGGGCCGGGCTACCAGACCAAGCGCGAGGAAGCCGCAGACGCAATGCTGCAACTCCTCTCAACCCCGCTGGGCGAGTCGGTGGCGGCGAATGCTGGCGACGTGGTCATCCGGTCTCTGGACTTCCCAGAGAGCGAGACGATTGCCGACCGTATTGCAGCGACCATCCCGGCGGCGAACATCGACAAGGACAGCGACATCCCGCCGAAGGCGCAGATGATGATCAAGTCCTTGCAGGGCCAATTGCAGCAGATGCAGCAGCAGTCAATGGCGCTGGAATTGGAACTCAAGGCGAAGCACGGTCTGGAGCAAATGCGCCAGCAGGGCGAGACGCAGCGTCTTCTGATCAAGGAGCGTTCGGCAAACGACCGCAAGGACAAGGAACTCCAAGTCCGACGCGAGGACGTGATGACCAAGGCGCATACCGCGATGCACGACACTCACATCAAGGCGGTTACTGCCCACGACGTGGCAGAGATCAACCAGACGGGCAAGATTCTGGATACCCATATCGCCCAACGATACAACGAAAGCGCGACCAAGGAAGCCTTGGAAGACGCCGATCGTGCGGCTCATATGCCCGAGGAACCGGATGAATACCATTCGGCCTTGATCAAGGACTCGCTGACTCGGCACGGCTTTGAAGCCACACCGGAAGCGATTAGGCACATCTACAGAACTCATCACGGGCTTGCATGAACCCGTATGACCAGACGCTGCAAAATGTAGCCTCTGAGAACCCATACGACGCGACCGTTAGAAAGGTCTACCACGGGACGCCACATCGGTTTGCGCCGACTGCCAACAACCCGTTGGGTGAATTTGATCACTCCAAGATGGGTACTGGAGAGGGGGCGCAAGCGTATGGGTGGGGAACCTATTTGGCAGAGAACAAAAAGGTTGCCGACACTTATCGCAAAGACCTTTCCAATTACGAACAGCCGTTCATCCAGTTTGGGAAAACCAAGATTGCTGGAAACGCTTTAAGCGATGTTGATCTGCGAGCGTTTAAGCATCTTGAGTCAGGCCAGAAAATGGCTGGGCAGTTCAAACACAACACTCACTATTACGCAAAGAAATCTGCGGAACGTGATGAAGAGGCGTTAAAGCGGCTAGAGGAATTCGGAAGAGACGTGAAGTTTGGACACGAAATCAATCGTGGACACACTTATCACGTTGAGATTCCAGAGCGACACGTCAAGAGAATGCTTGATTGGGACGCCTCTTTAGACGATCAGCATGAAGCGGTGAAAAAGGCGATTAATCACGTCGGAGTGAATCCGCAATCAATCGGAAGACTAGCCGCTAGCAAAATCAAGTTGCTTGCCGAATCGCCGGGTCTGGCAGATTGGGCAAAACGCGATCTATTGAAAGACGCAAGCAATTTGGAAAGCCCACACGTTTCAATGCAATACATATCGGGTACGTTGAAGCGAATGCCGTTGGAATATGGGATTAGCGAAAGTCACGGCCCATTCCAGTCTCATGCAAAAGATTTTCTGAAATTGGTTAAGGCGTCTGATTACGTTCCAAACATGAATACAGGCGGCGGTGCTTACGGGCTGTTGTCGGCATTCTTGGGTGGCGACAGAGAAGCCAGCGAACACTTGCTGTCATTCGGTAGCCCGGGCATCAAGTACAAAGACGCAGCGAGTCGAGGCGCGGAGGAGGGAACCCGCAACTTCGTGTTGATTGATCCGTCCATAGCCAAAATTGTGGAGCGGGAATGATGTCGTATCAGGACGTTTTGAACTATCAAGGTTCGCACCGTCCTGCGGGTAAGGATCATGGCGCACCGTTGCATGATTTGACGCGCGTGTACCCAGATGATGTGTATGGGTCAAGGGCGGCGCAATATTACGGGCATTACGGCAACAACCATCAAAGTGATCGTGAATCTTTTGAAACTGCCAAGCGGTATCGCAATCAGCCAGACAAACTGATTCGCATCCACAGGGCAGTTTCAAAAGATGAACACAAAGCGACTGAGATCAACCCGGGCGACTGGGTGACGATCAGTCATCGGTATGCAAAAGAACACGGTGAAGGGCCATTGAAAGGCGACTACAAAATCCTTTCTAAGGTTGTTCCAGCAAAACACATTTACACTAGCGGCGATAGCATCCATGAATGGGGCTATCACCCTGATGAAAAGCACGAATGACAACTAAACAGGGTGGGTATGCTGGCGTTCTTGGAATGCCGAAACACGCAACATCATTTGAGCCAATTGATCCAGAACACGATCTAGGGCCGTATAAAGCGGGACACGAAATCCACAACACGGGATCAATTTCAGCGTCACTTGAGGACGGCTATGTAGTTGAGCCGGGAATTCAGAAAGTCCCTTTAAAACACTTTTATGGCGGCGAACGTCCAAAGTTGGCGGGGTCAAGTGACGATGTTCGCAGGACGAAACACCTTGCCGAACAAATCAAAAAATCAAAACGCTTAGATCCTTTGATCGTAGCGATTGACGAGGAAGGGCCATACGTTTTAGAAGGTGGGCATCGGTTGGACGCTTCGTATTTGCTGAATGGAACTCATATCCCGGCAATGGTTGTGCGTCACGCTGGTGTTCCATTGTTCAAGAAATAAGCCAGCCGCTTTTCCATCCCCCTAGCGGCCTTTGACTGGCTCGGCAGTCTCTGGCGAATAACCGAGCATCTATTTTCGACCCTGAGGTCTGGCAGACCACGGGGAACGGTATGTCTTTGCCCTGAACTCAGCAGCATCTGAGGGTTTTTTCGTGAGTGGAGACTCATGGCAATTAAATCTGTTACAGCCGATACGCTGGTGGAACTGGCTGCGAACCAGCCCAACCCTGCCGAAATTCAGAATGCTGACCAGATGGTCGCTCAAGCCATCACGGTCAACGAACTGAATAACCCGATCGTGGGATCTGGAGAGGAACGCTCTTCAGACGCACCACCGGAGCCGCAGAGCGGGTCAAAGCAGTCAGCCAAGAAGTCCTCAAAGCATGAGGTTCAGGGCCGCATAGACGAACTTACGCGCCTTCGTAAAGAAGCCGAAGAGTTTGCCGAATCGGAGTGGAACTCGCGCCAAGAGGCAGAGCGGCGTGTGGCTGAACTTGAAGCACAGATTAAGGCTCTGGATGCAACCCGAGTACCAGAAGCCCCTAAGCAGGACGAACTCAGGGAACCGCAGGAAGCCGATTTTAAGGACATCTCGTCCTTCACCAAGGCGTGGAGCGAGTACACCCTCAAATTGGCTGAGAAACGGGCTACGGAAGCCCGGGAGCAGGAGCGTAATCGCCTTCTAATGGAGGTAGAGAACGAGCGCCTGAAGACCCGGATTGACGCAGCCAAGGCACAGTTGAGTGACTTCGATGAGGTCATTCAGGCTGCACCCCGGGACCGCACGATTCCCGCCCACATTGAACGGGCGATTCGTGAGTCCGACTTCGGCCCCCATCTGGCCTATCACCTCGCCAAGAATGGCGAGGAGGAAGCCCGGATCTTCTCCATGTCCGCTGCTAAGGCACTTCTGGAACTCGGGAAGATTGAAGACAAATACGCGAGTCGGGTGAAGGTGGAATCAACCACCGACCCGAAGCCTCGCACCACCACTCTTGAAACAACCCGCGCCCCCGCGCCAGTTTCGAGCATCAAAGCCGACTCAGGAACGGTCACGACAACTTCGTCGCAAGCGACAAGTTTCGCAGAGTACCGTCGCCTGAGAATGGAAGAGATGCGCCGCAACCGACGCTAAAGCGCTCTATTGGAGCATTGATTCATGGCTAATAACCTTCTGACTATCAGCCAGATCACGAACGAGGGCCTGATGGTCCTTGAGAACGATCTGGTATTCGCTGACCACTGCAATCGGCAGTACGCATCACAGTTCGCTCTCAGCGGGGCGAAAGTGGGCTATACCGTGTCCGTCCGCAAGCCCCCGCGCTACATCGGCACGACTGGTCCTGCGCTCAACGTGGAAGACACAGTTGAGTCGTATGTGCCCGTGACGCTTTCAACCCAATTCCACGTTGACGTGCAATTCACGACCGCCGATTTGGCGACCAGCGTGGATCTGTTCAAAGAGCGTGTGATCAACCCGGCTGTTGCTGCGGTTGCCAACAAGATCGACCGCGACGGTCTGACCTACGCCTACCAGAACGCGCCGAATGCCGTGGGTACGCCGGGGACGCCTCCTGCGTCGTTCCTGTCGTTCACCCTCGCGGGTGCGATTTTGGACGGTGAAGCCGCGCCCCGTGACGGTTCGCGTGTCGTCATCCTTGATCCGTTCAGCATGGCTTACGCGCAGGACAGCGTGAAGGGTCTCTTCAACCCACAGGCGCAGGTCGCTGAGCAGATTGAAAAGGGTCTCGTTGCGAAGCAGTTCGCTGGCTTTGACTGGTACATGGACCAGAACGTCGTGTCGTACACCGTTGGCGCTCAGGGCGGTACGCCGACCCTCGCCAACAACACGTCGTCCTGCTGGTTGGCTTCGGGTACGGCGCTCAACGGTCTTGTGCAGTCCACGGGCTGGACGGCGGCTGCGGCTGCGCGCCTCACGGTCGGTGACATCATCACCGTTTCAGGCGTGTACGCTGCCAACCCGCAAAACCGTGGCGCATACGGTTCTAACCGTCAGCGTCAGTTCGTCGTGATCCCGCCACAGGCGACGATCTCAAACGGTTCGTACAACTCAACCACGGGCGTCTACTCGTCGTCGTCGGGTGGCTTGTTGGACTTCTACGTCCGCAACGTCGGCATCTACGGCGGTCAGTTCCAGAACATCACGGCGCAGCCAGCGAGCAATGCCGCGATTCAGGTCTGGGGCAGCGCGTCGGGCGCGTCGGCTGGTGTCGTCACTCCGCAGAATATTGCCATGCACCGCGACGCCTTCGCGCTCGCGTTTGCTGACCTTGATCTGCCGGGCGGCGTTGACATGGCGGCTCGCGCCGTTGACGAGGAGGCTGGCATCAACTTCCGTGTTGTGCGCCAGTACACGATAAACAACGACTCGTTGCCGACTCGTTTTGACGTGTTGTACGGCTATGCGGGTCTGTACCCGGAACTTGCCGTGCGAATCGCTGGCTAATCATTTGGGGCGTGTAACAGCGCCCCTTCCTATTTCTGAGGTAATTCAAAATGGCTAATCCGGGTCCGGCTTCGGTCACCACTTCCAACACTCAGTTGGTCGCCACGAACCAGACGTATACGGCATCTCCGACTCTTCCGGTGGGCGCTAACCTGCTCCGCTTGTTGGGTTCGGCGCGTGGCGTGAGCGTCGGTGCGACGGGCGATGCGGCTGTCATCCCCATGAACCTCGTCGGTACGTTCAGCGTGTATCAGGTCATCGTGACCAACGCGCAGTTGGCTGGCGTATCGGGTTCGATCGCCACCTCGGCGTTCGGCGTTTTCACGGCGTCTGGCGCTGGTGGTACTGCCATCGTCGCCAACGCTGCGAACACGACCAACACGTCTAACAACGTCGTCAACCAGCGCACGGTCGCTGCGACCACGGCGTTCTCTACGACGGGTCTGGCTCCGTTCACGGCGGCGACTCCTAACCTGTACTTGAACGTCGGCACGGCGGTTTCGACCGGAACGTGTGACGTATTCATTTACGGTTACGACCTGACGTAATCCACAGGGCCGGGTAACAGCGGCCCTTCTTTAAGGAGAAACTTATGCCGGGTGGTACTACCGTCCAAACGGGCAATGTGAAACTTCAGACCATGCTGGGATGGGCGGCGAATACGTTCGCGTATCCTGCTGTTGGTGCAAATACGACTGCGATCCAGACGTACAGCGTTCCGGGTCTTCTTCCGAATGATCTTGTTGACGTTCAGTTGCAGGGTCATCAGGCGGGTCTTTCGGTGTCAAGCGCATGGTGCGCGGCTGCGGGTACTTTGACTGTCCAATGGGTCAACAGCACGGCAACTCCGGTGACGGCGAGTAACTTCCCGGCGTCCATCGTGTTGATCGTGTCTCGCTTTGAAGATGCCAACATCGGTCTCCCGGGATCACCCCCGTGGTTACAGGCAATCGTCTGAACTTGTCCCCCGGGTCACACCGGGGGTCTTTCTAGGGGCTTTAGATGGCTGCTACGACGACATCGGCGCTAGACCTGATTACGGGTGCGCTGCGGAACATCAACGCTCTGGAAGCCGGGGAAACGCCTTCCGCGCAGGATTCCGCTGATGCCCTGATGGTCCTAAACGACCTGATCGAAGCATGGTCAATGGACAAGTTGATCGTGTTCTCGTCGGTGGAGAACGTGCTGACGTTCGTCCCGGGTCAGAATCAGTACACGGTCGGCAACCCCGTCGGCGGCACGTTCACGGGTACGCTCGTGAGCGGATCTCCGACCATTTCGGGTGTGACCCCACCGTCCAACCTCGTCGTGGGCGGTACGCTGACGGACGTGCAGTCGGCAATCCCGTCTGGCACGACGATCGTCTCCATTGGCACGACGACCATCACGATGAGCGCAAACGCTCTCCAGACGGTCTCAACGCCCGAGACCATCACCTATACCACCCCGGGCAATTTTGCCATTGCGCGACCTCTGCGGATCACCAACGCCTATACCCGCATCACCTCGTCGGGTACGAGCCAGTTGGACTACACGATGGAGATCGGCAACCGGGACAAATATGCGTCGTTCGGTCTCAAGAACCTTCCGGGGCCGTGGCCGACGTTTGTCTATTACGACCCGACGTTCCCCATCGGCAACCTGTACTTCTATCCTGCGCCGTCTCAGGCGGGTCAGTTGCACCTTTGGACGGACACGATCCTGACGGACTTCAGCAACCTCAACCAATCGGTTAACCTTCCGCAGGGCTACGCCCGGGCGTTGAAGAAGAACTTGGCGTTGGAGTTGGCTCCCGAGTATGGGAAAGCCCCCGGGGCGCTGCTCGTCAAACAGGCGGCAGAGAGCAAAATGGCGATCAGGAATCTCAACATGGAACCCGTAGTTACGGCGTTCTTTGATAACGACATCGTGCGATCAAAGCGGCGTGATGCTGGCTGGATTATGCACGGTGGCTTCCGCTAATTAGGAGCGTTTGAAATGTCGTATAACCAAGGGCCGGGACCGTCAGTCAGTCAGACCGCAAATGACCCGGTAGCCACGCAGTCCTACGTCAACAACCTGACGATGAACTCGGTCACCTTCCCGTACACCACGGTGGCGACCGACATCGGGACGTGCATCTACTCGGGATCTGGCACAAACACGGTGACGATCGGCTCGGGCTACGCGACCAACGCGATGCTCTCGTTCGTCAATATGTCCGCGAATGCCATGACGATCGCCAGCGCATCGGACACGGTGTATCTGGCGGGTCTGGGTAGCACGGGCAACCGCACGTTGGGTCAGTATGGCGTGGCGACTGCGGTGAAGATGCCGAGCGGCGCGTGGATCATCAGCGGAGTTAACCTGACGTGAGGCCGATTAGTCGCCTCATGGCATCGGGTGGCGGCGGTGCAGCGTTCTCAGCGAACTTTGTCAGCAACCCTACGTTGCCACAGGGCGCTACGTTCTCCCGTGGCACGGTTGCGACCCAGTACAACTCGTCTGGGCTGTTGCAGTATGCGCCGTCGAACTTGTTGTTGCAGAGTCAGGCGTTAAACCTAAGTCCTTGGATAACGCAACCAAATGTCACGCTGACTTCAACAAATACAGGCGTGGCTCCTGACGGTACGTTAACAGCAAGTTTGTGGACGTTTTCTGGTACGTCTAACAATAGCATTTATCAAAGTTATAACACCGC